AGTGAGGTGATAGTGGTGTCTATGAGCACAGCCGTTGCTGCTGGTACTTTTGCTGAAGCTGATGTTAGATATATAAGAATAACAAATTTAGACAACGAAAACTTCGTATCATTGTTATTTAAAAATGAAAACAATGATGAGTTTGCTGTTAAATTAGATTACGGACAATCCTTTATTTACAATGCTGACCTAGTAGGTGGAGTTGTAGATACAATGGATGCTGTAGACAACGCAGGATTAACCCCAGGTACGTTTGGAGACCTTGTTAACATTACAGCTACAGCCAACACAGCTGCTGTAGATTTAGAAGTTTTTGTAGCTTCTGCATAAAACCCCTTGTATTATAAAATATTATTTGTATATTGAACTGTGTTTTTCATAGTTTTGATTAGTGGGTCAAACGTCCTGTTTGGCTCACTTTTTTTTTACTTCTGTTCGTTAGGAACAAAGACTCCTTTTTCTAGGTTTATAAAACCATCTCCATACTTTTGATTTAATTTACTAGCAATCTTTTGTTCTTTACTTACATTACCTTTGTATTTTGCTTTCATATCTGATTCTATTTTATCTAGCTCAGACATTCTATGCTCAAGGTTTATTCTTTCTAATTTAATTTTACCAAAATCAAACATCATCTTACTATTCTCTTCTCTGTTTTCTTTAATTTGTTTAATTTCTTTTTCGTCTATTTTAATTTCTTTTGTTTCCATTTTATTTACTTTTATTATTAGATTTTAACTTTTCGATTGACCTTCCTCCAAAATAGGAACCCACTATTGTTATCAAAACAAGTTGTAACAAATCCGTCCATTTTTCCTCAACATGAAACTCTATAGTTCCAGCGTCTATAAATATTAACAGCATGGTGCAAACCAACATAAATATAAGGGTCATCGGCCTCACATTTTTACTTAACCAGCTATCTGATTTCATGTCTGCGGTCCATCTATCTGTTACATTTTTTTGTAAGTCTGCCTCTGAGTCTAGAAGCATCTTTTTTAATTGGTTTTTTAAAACCATTTTTTCTTCTTTAGTTGTAACTACCTGGTCTATTATATTACCTGCGTCACCAACTATTTTATTTAGTAGTCCTTTTAGCATAACCAAATTTATTTTTAATTAATTGTACAGTTACTAAAACTTGTTTTTTAGTTCCTGGCATATAAAGGTCGTAATTTAAATTGTTCTTTGCAAGGTAGTTTTTAAATAACTTCCAGCGCAAATTAAACGCCTCTGTTCTTAAACCTTTACATTCTATTATCCATCCGTCTTCTGTGTTAGTGAAGTCAGGTAAATAGGTCGCTTGAGATATTTTATTACTAACCTTTACAAAGCTATTTTTACCCTTTCTTTTTTTCTTCTCATGACAATCAGATTTATACTTGAAAGAATCTATTATAACAAATCTATCTTTCTCGTAATTAAAAGGGATTGAATTTAATTTAAGTTGGTTGTAAGTAAATAACTCAAGCTTTGACCTAAATTTTAACGAACCTTTACTAACTCTGGTTGCGTTTCTTACTTTTTTGTTTATTTTTTTCTTCAAAATTTATTTTTTTTACATTTCTATATTCTACTGATTTTCTATACCAATGACTATCTTTATCTAAATCATAGAACAAAATTATTCCTTGAAAATCATCTGACCAAACGGCTCTGTTTCTATTGTGTAATAGATATGAATGATGTTCTTGTTCTATTCCTATATATATCCAGGGATAATATTGACCTATTAGCTCATCATTGTATATTCTTATACCGTTTTCACTTACGTCTATATAAAAATATTCTCCTTCGTTATAACTTTCATGCTCAACAGTGCCCTCCCATATATCACAGTATATAACTTCTTCTGAATAATAAGTTGCTTTTTCAATTTGTCCGTATAGCTGAATCGACAGCAATAAGGCTAATAAAAATAATTGTTTCATAATATTTAATTTAAGTTAATAATCGTATTTAGCTGGGTGGTGTTTTGCGTTAAACATATCTACATGAAAATGTTTTTTAAATTTTTCTCTAGGTATTAAAACCATTTCACTTTGTTTATCATCACCCCCCATAACTACTTTTAAGTTTTTTATTTCTGATTTTATTAAATCTTTTAACTCTTTTATTTTTATCATCCATACGTTGTCTTCATTTAAATATGGAAAATAATACATTAACACATCAGACTCACTTGCTGATATACCGCTTGGCCTTCCTTTATATCTTATTTCTATAGCTATATTACCTGTGTCAGATTTTTCATCTTTACACAGAAAGTCTGATTTAATTTCAAAGAAGGTCATCATACCAGTTTTAGGGCTTATGCTTTTTATATCCCATTTAGCGTCATTGTTAAAGTGAAGAGTCCGAAAGCCTTTATCACTAAGATATACAGCCATATCATACTCTCCCCATTGTCCTTTTATTAAATCTTTTTTAAATTTTTCTTTTTTATCCATAATGTACTGAGTGAGTGTTACTAAAGTTATCTAAAGGACAGGTATTCATTTCATCCAAAAACCTACCTGACCTTCTATCGTATTTAAGCATACCCTCTCCAGGTACACCTACAAGCTTTTGGAATTTTACTTTTTGAACATTAAATCTAACCGATGTGTCATATACATCCATTGGGTTAACCCTGTGAACACAAACAACATTGTCAGCTTTGTTAAACCAATTTTGACTACCACTAATATCATAAGCTGTAGGCATTTTGTAATGAACACCAGTTTCATCTCTATCCATTTTTCTAGGGTGAGCTATTACAATAAACTTTACATCATTTACCTGCTCAAACCTTCTTATTGTTGTTAAGCATTCTCCTATGTAAGTAGTTTCATCTCTACCTTGAAACTTGTGGTCTAATTGATTAAAAGGGTCTAACAAACAGCCTTTTATACCATGCCTCATAACTAGATGCTTGAACTTTGAGATGATATTTTCTAGAGTAAAGTCATCTTCTGGGTATATTGCGTAAAAGTGCTCATTCAAAAACTCTATAGCTTTTTCGTATTCATGTATAGTCATTCTTCCGTTTTTTTCTATGTCAGAAGTATTACCTATAAGCATTTCTGCTAGGGTGTCAAACAAATCACCTATAGGATAATTCTCTGGAGAAAAAACACCCCATTTCCACCCATACATAAGTGAAGAATTTAACATGATTTGAAAAGCCATCATAGTCTTACCGCTACCTGGTACGCCAGTCCAAACATCTAGTTCAGAGGTCCTTAATTTATAATGATTATCTAAACATCTGTAACCTGTAGTTATTCCTTTTTTCTTACCTCTGTTAAAAACATCAATCATATACTCCTTTTCAGAATTAACAGTGAACACGCCTTCTACAGGATAAGGCTCAGACATTTCTATATATTTAAGCATTTCCTCTTTTCCGTGGCTTAATAGCATATCATTTGCATCTTTTACTCCGTCAGGAAACTTAACAACATAACACCTCTCTCTACCAAGCCTTCTGCTAATTTCTTCTAATAAAACTCTACCATTGGTGTCATTGTCTACACATATATATATTCTTTCTCTTTCTTTAAAATATTCCCAACAATTATCTATATATGAGAATTTATTATTAAAGTTTTTTGTACCAGGATTTGGCGCTCCATCAGGAACAGATACGCAATTTTTTATTCCTATTTCCTCTAATGATAACTTATCCATTTCTCCCTCTACAATAAAAACATCATCATTATTATTTATATCATCCAAGCCATAAAATATCTTTTCTGCTCCTTTATATTGCTTAAAGTTTTTCTCTCCGTCTCTGTATTTTATGTTTATTAATTCTTTATCTCTGTAGTAATTAAAACAAATTACGTTTCTTTTTTTCTCTACTTGAGGCATGTACTCAACACTCTGTGTTATCTTATTTCTATTTATAACACCTTGAGAAATACCTCTTGTTCTAAACCAGTCTACAGTATTTTGTGATAGTGACGTACTGTTGGTGGGCTTTGGTTTTTCGTATTTGATTTCTGTTTTTTTCATAGTTTTATGTGTGTCTAAAATACCAGAATCTCCACAATGATGACACAAATAAGTACCTGTGTAAGTATTTATAGCTAAGCATTTTTCTTTTTTCTTAGTTCTGTCATGGGAACAAACATGGCAAACCATTCTTACCTCCCCCTCTGCTTTACTTATTGTTATTTTATCGTTTTGTGTGCTCATTAGAATAAATTATCTATATCAAAGTTTTGTTTTTTTACACTTTCTGTTGCGCTCATATCATCATTCCAGTGCTCTCCATTTAACCAAGTCAGTGGGTTTTTTCTGTATCTAACGTTTGGTGTTTTCTTTACGTATTCCGCAACAACCTCATTTATCTTTATCATTGTGTCTATATTCAATCTAAAGAATTTTTGTTTACATTTTTGCATACCAACTTTTTTATCGTAAGTATCCCAAAATTTATTAAACAATTTCTCTACTTCCTCTCCTTCTTGTTTTGTTTTTATTTTTGTGTTTTTTGTAAGGTCCTTAGCCTTAAAATGTTTTAATATATTTTCATATATAAAAAGTATCTCTGTGTCTTTATAGAATACCTCTATAGGTTTTTCACTATACTTGACTCGTATTACTATTTTAGACTCTTCTAACTCACAACTATATATTGAGTTACTGTCTATTATTATGTCTTCCTTTAGTTTTAAATACATAGTTTAAAAAAAAGGGGGCTCTCATTACACTTCTTGTTATCCCCCAGTGTAAACCTCTGAGAATAGCTTAATCTACTTACGAGGAGCACCCCCTAATTATTTTACATCAATTAAAATGGTAAGTCGCTTTCTTCCTTTTTAGCCTTTGATGAGTCTGGCTTGTAATCATTAATCTTAACATAATGAGTCTTACCGTACTCATTTGCACCATCTTTGTTAGCGCACATTGTTAGATTAACATACTTAGCTCCGTTAAATTCGTAAACGTGTTCTTTAAGTTTTGCTAAGTTTAATGTGAAGTGAACGACTGAACCTCCATCTTCAAACTTGTGCTCCTTTCCATTACCGCAGTAAACTGGAGCGTCTTTTGTTTTTGTATCCATAAGAATAATTGTTATTTAGTTAAACATTTTTGTAAATCAACTACCTTTTTTTCTAAAGTAGTTATCCTTTTAATAATATTTTGTATTATATCACCTTCTAAAGAGTCTTGCATTTCACTCATCACTCCATTGTATATTGATACATATTTTTTATCAAAACCCATGTCTATTTCGTGCATTTTTATTGCGTGTAGAACAGAGGTGTGGTTTCTGTATCCCATCATTTCAGCTATCTCATGCAATCTGTGAGATTCGTTTCCGTTTAGTATAGCACAGACCATATTCCTAGCTTGTACATACTCTTTCTTTCTACCTGAGTTTATTCCTATTTTGTTTTTATGTATCATCATGTGCTTACACACGTGGGAACACAACTCTTTAAAGTATCCTTTAGTTCTCAACTCTTTTTTATCTGAATAATTTTTCAAACGCATAATCATTATCTACTTTTAATAGTTCTGCAATCTCTCTAGCTTTCTTTACAGAAAACAAATCTGGTTGCTTTAAATATTTTCTAACTGTTGGCTTTGATATACCAATTTCACTTGATAATCTGTTTCTGCTGATATTTTTTTCAGCCATTTCTTTTATTAATTTATTCATTGTTTTTTGTTTTATTTAGTTTATAATATTCCTTGATGTATGTGTTCATAAGGGTCTTTAATTTTATCAACAAAGTATTGTTTGTAATCTGATAAAAGTTTTCTATATTTTTCTCTACCTTCTTCAATAAACTCTGCGCTACATTCGTATATACCTATATTATACGGAGCAACTTTTTCTATGACTATAAACACAAACCTATCTGCATTAAATCCATCTCCATAAAAAGCCGACTGTCTATCGTATCCGTACTTATAAGCACTGCCTTTAAAAGCATAGAAGCTAGAGTCTTGTGTGGTTTTTATATCAACAATAATTTTATCTTTCTCTCTCCAATAATCTGCCTTACATTTACACAAAACCCCATGCTCTTTATCTTTCCAAACTTGCACTTGCTCACTTTTACCGTTAGATAAATAATCCATACACTCATGAGAAGAAAACAGTCTATTTCTCATTCCTATTAATGAATAGTAAGCTTTTGGCTCTAGAATTATGTTATCCTGATTTTGCATTTTAAACATAGCAATCTCTTCTCTTCCCGCTTTTGTTCTTTTGTTTATACCCTCAGGCTCACATATAACCCTTTCTTTAAACTTATCTACTTCTAGCATACACATGTGGAAAGCTCTACCAAACTCCAAAGCTTTTGTTTCTGGCCTTAAGTCAGGGTTTTCTTTGTAATGTTCATATACAGCGGGTCCTTTTTTTATGAGTCCTAATTGAGAATTAGTTACAAAATCAAAGTCACTGTAGTAAGCTTCATCTGACTCAAACTTGTCGATGAAGTGTTGTGTTTCCTTTTTGTTTTTCATATTATCCTAGCTTTTCTAGTAACGTTTTTCTTTGAGCATCTGTCATATCGTATTTGTCCATGTGTTCTCTGACCAAATCTTTGTTACCCTGTTCTATTGATTCTAACATAGAGTTAAATACTTTTGAGGTTGCTTTTTTCTTTGCAGGTTTTACAGGTATAGGTGATATTGAATTTGTTTTTGCTATAGCCATGCTAACTTCTTCTGCTGATGCAACTGATTTTTTAATACCTATACCAAAATTAGCTAACGCTCTGCCCCAAGCTGATGTTTCACAGTTTTCTACAAAAGATGTTTTGTTAATATAACTTGAGTCTTTTGTTTCATGAGCAATCCCAGTAGCTATAACAAAACCATTCTCATCTGTAATGGTTGCTTTTATAACACAAGCGTTATCGTCATAATGAATTAAATCTGTTGAT